TTTCTTTATATTTTCTAATAACTTTTCTAAAGCTGGAAATTCTTTAGTTAAAGGTTTTAAAGCTTCGATTAGTCTATCAAAGAGACCTTTATCTACAGGTTCACCTTCAGCAAGTTGTGCTGTACCTTCTTGAAACCTTTTTACAGAATATCCACTATTAATAGCAGTAAGTACATCCCAATTTTTTTGGGCATCTCTAGAATTTACAACAAATTCTCCATTAGATAACATTGCAGGAATAGAATCCGAAGTACCAGTCCCTGGGCCTCTTATAAAGCCACCAGTTGCAAATCCAATTTGTTTCTTAAGCTTTTCTAGTCTTGACTTTTGAGCTTCTTTTGTTTGAGTTTTTATATCTGGAGTCTCTTGTAGAATTTCTTGTAAATCTGGTAGAGTAGACAACTTAGTTGATTCTAAGTTTTTAGAAATTAATTTTGAAATTTCGAGACTAGATCCTATTTGTATTTCTTCAAAATCTTTCAACAAGAAGTCTAAATCACTCTTTGGTGTTAAGTTACCCTTACCTTGTTCATAACGTTTACCTCTAAGAGCACCTAGTAATGTTGGTAGAGCCACTTGATCAATAGCCAACAATGATGATACTAAAAGATTAATATTCTTTTTTGCAACAGAGTAGAATAAACTACTTACACCAGCAGATATCACTGTATTTGCGAGTGTAGTTTTTGTCAAATCTTTAAAAATTTCACCAGAAATATTATTGTAGAATGTATCTACTCCAAATTTTTGAGTCTCAGTAAGTCTGCTATAAGTATCTGGTTTAATACCGAATATAGATAATACATTAGACTTAAAATTATTACTATCATTCTCCCGCGCTCTGTTATAGTATTCTGCAGCGAAAAGTCTCTTTGTAGGTAATTTAGGTAATTGATACTTATTTGAAAAGAAAGTTCTAAATTGATCCAAATATTTTTCTTTATCTTCTTTAAAAATGTTACCTAAGACTAATGAAATTTCTTCTATTGAAGATTGTTTATCAAACCTTTCACCACTATTTATAGCAGTAAGTAATGCTTTATTCTTTTGAGCGTCCCGCGCGTTTACAACAAATTCACCATTTGATAATAAAGCTGATATAGAATCTGAAGTGCCTGTGCCAGGACCTCTTATAAAACCACCGGCTGCTTTCTGTATAGGAGTTGTTTTTAATTGATCAATGTTTCGCTGTATTTCTTTGATATAAAATAAAGTCTCTTCTATTCTACCTTCAATACTTTTTTTAGTATCTGATGCTGTCACTATTAAAGATGTATCTTTCCCTGACTTTATAGCCGCATCTAAAAGTTTATTATTTTCAGCTAAAGATTTCTTAGCTTCACTTAAAATAGAATTAAATGCATTGAGGTCATCGTTTAATACTTTTAAACGTCTGTTCATCTCTGCTTGAGTTATTGCTCCAGCAGATGCAGCTGCAGGTCTTGTAGCAGGTGAGGGTGTAGTTACGGCTGATGCAGGTGCAGCAGCTGTAGTTGGTACAGCAGGTCTTGTAGCAGGTGAGGGTGTAGTAACTGTAGTTGGTGCAGCAACTCGCGAAGGCGGTCCGCTTAGTTCTTCAGGGCTAAGTATTTTAGTAGGCTCTACTGTAACCGAAGGACTTTTAAATAATTTTTCAATTTTTTCTGTAAGTATTTTTAAGCCAGTGTATATACCGCCAACAGCAGTAGGTTCAAAAGCTTCTTGTAGAGCTGTCAATATATTAGTTTTAAAGTAATTAAAAAGAGGATCTTTAGTACCTGTTCTTTTTTCAAATTCAGTTGACAGATTCTTTAAAGCAGTATAAACGCCTTCATTTAAAATATCTGTCCAAGCTTTCTTAACTTGTTGATCAAAGGTAACTTGAGTAACAACAGCTTGATTTCTTTCTCTGGCTTGTTGTTCAGTTTGATTACCTATTTGTTCTGAGGTACTCTTACCACCATTCGCTTGTCGTTTATTAAAACCAAATATATCTTTTTCTTTAAGAGCTTCTTGCCAAGAGTCTGGTAATGCTGTAAAAGCCTTATAACCAAGATACAAAGCAGTGGCAAGTAGTGTAGAACCTGCAACTAAAGGATTTAATAAGAAAGCACCACGAATAAGCCAACTCAAACTTCCTAGTAAGCCTTTACCTAATAAACCTACTGAACTTAAAAGCACTGATGCAATAGTAGCACCAATAGCAGATCCAACACCTTGTAATAGCATCGAAGAAGCGATTGTAACACCTATTTTAGACCATACGCTAGAGCCTTCCATGCTTTTTGCAATTTCAACACCAATTTGAAAGCCGCTAACTGCGCCTAAGGTGCCACCAAGACCACCACCTAAATTTATAGCACCAGCTCTAAATGCTTCTCTTTGTCTTGTAAGATTTTCTTGAATACGGCCTGAAGCAGCTATTGCAGCTTGTCTTGCAGTTTCTAATCTTGTTATTGATTGTGCAGCATCACGCTGCATCTTTTGCAGAGTTTGTCTATTTTGAATTAAATCAGAGATGATTTGTTGACTAGCCTGAGTACCAAAAGCATCTGCGTCTCGTGTTCTTATTGCCTGAAGTGCTCTTGCCTGCCCTATTACAGCACCAGTATTATCTCGCATTGCTGCAAGTTGCTGTAATTGTATTCTACTAGCTTGGCGATTTATTAGATAAGCTCTTCTAATGTTATCGCTAAGCTCATTCATTCTTCTTTCTGAACGTCTTGCAGTAGCATCTAAAGTTGCTTGTTGTAATCTACTACCTACGCTAACACCGAGGGTTGTAGGTGCAGTTGCAATACCTGTTAGAATTTCACCAATAAACTTTCTGCCACTTTCAAAAAGTAACATTGTTTTCGCAATTAAAGTGAACAACCCTAATGGGTCTCTGGCAACGTTTCCATAGAATATAGCATCAATACCATTTTTAATAATTTCTAAGAATTTCATAGCGACATTTCCAAAACCATCTGCAAGTAATTTTTGGTCAACGGATCTTGAAGCAAATATCAAACCTGCTGTTGATGCTAAACCAAAGGCTATGTTTTTGTAGTTACTAAAAGCTGCAGTAATTGCTAATGAGAATATACCAGTTAGTAATGCAACTAATGGAAATCTAAAAGATTCAGGAAATAAATTAAAAAATCTTTCACCAATGAATAAATCTTGCTTCGGTTCAGGAGGCTTATCAAGACCTAAAAAACCCTTTACAGTACCAGTAACACCCTTCTCTCTTAAATTCTTTTTAAGCAATTCGTAATTTTTCTTGGCAATTTCAAGAGATTCTTTAAAATAGTTTTGTGTTTTCTCTGAAATGCTTGTCGGTGCTTTTATTTCTACATTAGCATTTCCAGTCTTATTCAAACCTATACTATACCAAATAAGACCAAAAGTACTTAACGTAGCCAATATACCTAAAAGAACTGACTTAAATTTAGATAAGGCTGCAATCCCTGCCACAATAGGCGCTGTAAATTTCAAACCGGCAAAAAGCGCATTAGTGCTATTTACAAATTCTGTAATAAATGTTAAAGGCTTCTTTAGTAACTCGGAAAGCCATGTTGTAATACCCGTTACTAAATCAGGTATCCATGAATTACCAATTACTTTGTCATAAAGCCACGCAAAGTAGCCTTCAACTTTAGAAACCCAATCTCTTACAGTATTTAAGGCAATATTTAAATTCGGGAATATATTACTTACGTCTATAACCGGTATATAGTTAGCTATATTTGAAAAATAATACTTAATATTATCTATGACATTTAAAAATAAATCGGGGATTTTTATAATTATGTTTTCTATTATCTTGTAAGAATCGTTATAAAAAGCTTCTAATGAATCTCTAAAATCATCTATAAATCTAGTATCTAATTTAAAATTAGATATAAAATCTTTTAATTTTAAAAACAAATTGTTTAAGTAGTCAAAACTACTCACAAACCCTAATGTTATCAAAGCACTAGTAAATACTAATAAACTTCTCAAATCTGAAACACTAGATTTAAATAGTTCTCCGATATTCAACGTAAGACTTTTAAGAGAATCTTCCATTTTATAGAATAATATAAGAGAATCTAATATAAATAGTTTTAAATCTAACTTTGCCTTTGTAATCATAAACGAAAAATTAGAAGCAAATTTTGAAATACCAATTGCAATATTATTTATAAAATCAGCTATTAAGTTCTTAGAACCAAATACTGTAGTTTTAACTTCATCAAATAATATAAGAAGAGAAGTTCCTAAGTTTTTGGTAGCAGCACCAAAGGTTATTTCTACTTTTTTAAAGTTATCTTCTATTGAGGAGCTACGTTTTAATAAAGCTTTAAATAGCTTGGCCGTAGTTAATTCACCATCCTCACCAAGTTTCTTTAATTGCCCAACTGCAACACCTAAACCTTTAGCAAATTCTTCTGCTAACATAGGAGCGCTCTCTAAGACCGCTCTAAGTTCTTCACCAGCTAAAGTACCAGATGCTAAACCTTGACTAAGCTGTAAAATAGCAGAAGCAGACTCTTGGACGGTTGCTCCTGAAATAGTTAAACTTTTACCTACTAATTCTGTAAATTTAGCAACTTCTTGTTGGCTTGCTCCAACAGATTTAGCAGATCTTGAAACTTTTCCATATAAAGTTACAATAGAATTAAGATCTGATCTAGAATCTATTGCAATTTTTCTTGTATCATTTAATGCTGTATAAAATTCTAATTGAGTTTCTGTTGCAATTTTTAACTTGGTAGTAAGATTTGAAAGTTCGTCTGAATATTTAGTAACAACAGTACCTGCAGCTAACGCACCAACGCTTGCTGCAATCATTTTAGACATGTCAAAGAATTTTTGAGAAGTCTTGTCTACGCTAGTTTGTATGCTTTCAACTGAAGCTTTTAATTTCGCAAGATCATCTTGCGCACGTTTCGAATCTGAAACGGTTTCTAATAGTATTGCCATACTATCTCCAATAAAAAACCCAGAGCTCTAATGAACTCTGGGTATAAGCCTATTGGCTTTTATTTGAATCAATAACCTTAACGATTGTTCCGAGGGGTTTTCCATATTTAAGTGCAACATTTTCAATAAATCTTTCAGGAGCTTGTTTAGAAGAGCCTTCATTGAGGCGCTCGATGTAAGGCACAGAGTTTGTTATATCAAAGCCTTCTTTAGTTTTTACAGTATTCCAAGATGCTCTAGCAAGACCTGTGTCAATTGGTGTAGCTGACACGAGTTCTTCTTCAAGCTTTTTTACAGTTGTAATAGATTCTTTTTGAATAGTATCTTCTAATTGTTTTCGTAATTTTTTAAACTCTGAGTCTATATTTGATATTTTTAACTTTATCATCAGTCTACCGATAATTTAACGCCGTTTTTAGCGTTCATCAGTTTACCAAACAAAGCTGAGCCTTGTAATGTGTCAATACCAGTTTTAGGCTTAAATATTGTTGACAAAGATGGGAAGATATCAGCTGGACTTCTTTTATCACCGAAAGATTTCATTATATAGGACGTACGTAGGTCATCCTGCCAACCCATAGGTCTTTTGTCAAAGTAAGCAATCCAACCGCAAAATTCGTCATAAGGCATTTCTTCAAGAAGCTTGTATAAGGGCATTTTTAGATAAAATGCCAACTCATACAATATAAGATCTTCTTCGGTTAGAATTACTTTCCCTGATCACCTGCGACACCAGAGAATCGCATAATTGCCTGCGATAACTTAGTAAGCTCATCCATTGGAAAGCTATTAAAGTCTTCGTCAGTCAATTCATCTCCACCTTCGACAGACATTTTAATAACACGCTTCAATAGCTCAAAACCTGTTGAATCTTCATTATCTTGCGTTTTTGCAAGATTTTGAATTTCCATTACTTCAGCCACAGTCAGTTTACTGATTTTAACATCTTCACCAATAAACTTGACATTTTGTGTCATCTTCTTATTTACAAGACTCTTAATGCCTTTGGTCATTTAATCACCTTTAAATTCATCTGAATTGCTTGCTTGAAAATCATCAAGCTGTTTTCGCATTGTATGTAGAAAACCTAATGTTTTAAAGATTTCCTGAGATTTCTCTTGATTATTTGCAAACTCAGGAATTCTTTCAAATGTTTTTCTAATGCTTATATCAATGCTTTTCCTCATATGTTTCGCAGTTGTTCGCAAAACATATCCCATGCTAAACGGTTTTTCTTCCATATAATTCTCTAATGCAGGGCATCTTAAGATAGTTTATTTAAATAAACGAATCACCGTTTATCCCTGGTTTAAGCATTAAGCGGCTTCAGCCGTGAAAGCACCATAGAAGTCTGTCTGTGTAGACAGAGTCAAGGTAGCTGTAACGGCATCCGTAAGCTGAGGATTAATTACTAGAGCTTCAATACGACCAACCCAGAACCATTGCGAATTAGCAACAGTACCCAAGCCGGCGGCAAGAGAAGCATACTTAGTAGCTGGAGTAGAGCCTGCAGAGTCTTGATTTAAAAGAGCGAAACGGAAATAGTATTGTACAGATTTACCAACAAGCTCGCCTAAGTAATTAGCTTCCTCCCGCCAATCACTAGCTACATAGTTCAAAGTAATTTCAAGGGTAGGCGCATCAGCCTGACCTTGAACTTGTGAAGAAATAGACTGACCGTAGACAGGGACGTTTACGATATTAGCAGGTGTACCTAGAGCTGGAAACTCACGTACATTCTTAATACGTCTAAAACTATTAGCTGTAGAAGCAGAACCAAGCGCTACTTCAGTAGCAAACTTGGTAGACCAATCAGCATAAGATGTTGGCGTTGTTGTGACAGCGACGGTTGAAAACGATAAATCGGAGAAAACACCTGCACCGATTGAAGTTAAATGTGCCATTTATCTTACCTCAAAGTAACTGAACGGTATTGTGTAAATTGATCTATATAAAGAAGGATTATCT